TTAAATTGCCGGGCAATCATCGTTACCAACCCTGTTAAGACTATGCGTTAGTACGCCAAAAACCTCTACGTCATCCAGCGCATCGCCTTCGATCGCTTCACCCTCTTCAGTTATCAATGCCGCCCCGTAAAGCTTTGCAAACTCATTCCTGTTATCCATTCTTACCAGTAGCGTATCTCCCTGCTCTGGTATCAGGGAAATGTTAATTACCGCCCAACCACATGACGTCTCTATTACCCGGCAGTTCCCGTCAATTCCGCATAGCAGATCTATGGTTAACCGCTGTTCCTGGTAATCCATTGCCGGTGAAGGAAAGCCCATCAGAATATCCTCCCCATGTTACGTAGGATCCAGTATCGGTTCTCACTTCCGTTTGTTGTCTTATCGGCGAAGTCCGGCTGGTATCGCTCGATCCATGAATTTGCATCCTCCTGGCTGAAATGCCAGTGCCTCTCCTGCAGTTCGGCGATGAATTTGTCTGTATGCAGGCAGAGATAGCCCTTCGGGTTTTGCTGTATGGCCGCAATAAAAGCGGCACGAATATCCGGTTGACGAGGCATGAACGAACCCTCATTCGCACATTGACTGTATACATATACAGTAGTATTTTTATGAAAACAGATCAAGCACAGGCAATTTTCACTTAAGAGGGGATCGGTATGTTTGTTGAACTGGTTTATGACAAGCGAAATGTTGAGGGGCTCGAAGGGGCCAGAGAGATCATACTGGCCGAGCTGACGAAGCGGGTGCACCAGATTTTCCCTGATGCCGAAGTGAAGGTGAAGCCGATGCAGGCAAACGCCTTAAATAGCGATGCCAGCAAAAGCGATCGGGAAAAACTGAACCGCATGCTGGAGGAAATGTTTGAAGAGTCCGATATGTGGCTGGTATCTGAGTTCCCGTCCGTTCTCCAGAATGGAATGTGATATTTGACGGCAGTAAAAGAGTCACTTTACTGCCGTCACAATTATTTTATTGAACCTCTTCGGACGTGCTTTTCGCAGCTTCTTCTATTGCTTTCTGTTTCTGATTCCAGATGCTACTCGCTGGCATTTCGACACGTACACTGACGAACTGATCTGACGGGATATCAACCGGCTCGCCATCTGCCAATCCATCACGCTCATTCCTGGCAAATGCTGGCGCATCAGGGTGAGTTCGGTGGTAGGTTTTCACCAGCACAGAACCATCCGCGCTAACCTCATAATCCAGCCATATGAGCGGTTGCTTATTCCTGTCTGTGGGGATTTCAAATCCTCCGTCGATACCGCCCCAGGCAGCGTCTGAATTGAGTGCTTTACAGCCTTCAATAAGGTATTGTCCGATATCCAGACGAGTGACCGTGACGCCTTCTGATTCGTCGTTAGTTTCATACTTACCATCAGTGAAGATTTTGACGACCGGGGATGCCTGTTTTATAAAGCCATTGCTATCTACAACCGTATTTTTATCATCATACAAGACCCTGCTGTGCGTCCATCCAGTTGCTGCTGTACCACCAAGAATACGAACTTTGCCAGATGACTGAAAAGGCATTGAAAAAAGGCCATACGTATCACCTGTACGGGCAAATATTGTCGGTGAATAGTTCCATATAGTCCATGGCTCTGGTATCTGTGCATTATTTCGAAGAACTGTAAGCCCATATCCTGTCAATCCAGCAAGAAGATCATCCTGGCTCGTTGTGTTGAATATTAATGCCCCATCCGGACGACCAAGACCAAACATGCCGGGCTGCATGACATCATTGCTCGTTTTTCCTGTGTTTTTCGTTGCAGAAGTTCCCAAACCGAGGTTTGTGCGACTGCCTGCTGCCGTTGTTGCCCCGGTACCACCCTGGTCAATCGGGAGAGCGCCATTGGTATCTTTCTGAGCCAGTTTGCCGATGCCTGGAATAGTTATGGAGGTACCGTTGATCGTAACGGTAATGTTCTGGTTTGCTGAGGTAGTGGCGAACGTCTCCCACGCGCCAATGTTCTCGTCATACTCTTTGATGAGCTGCGACATCGCCTGTGCCAGTCCGTCGACAGAGATGTTGTCGGACACCAGTATTCCATACTTCTGGCCGCTTAACGCCGGTGATGCAGATGGCGTAACCGTCATCGAGGTGGAGCTGTCCACGCTTGAGATCTGGAAAATTTGAACCGGGCTCGACATCACGATAATCGTCTGGCCAGCGCGGACCTGGCTGGCGGGTGCAGTCCAGTTTGTGCCGGTGCCGGTTGCGGTGTTTCCGTTAACGGCGATGGTGCCAGTGTTATAAAGCATATTTTCTCCAGGCAATAAAAAACCCCGCCGGAGCGAAGTTGTATTCGAATTGAGGTGGGTTATTTACAGGTAGTGCCAGTGAATGTATTTGCACCTACCCAGCGCCAGTTAAAGGGATCACCGGCTCGGTACTGCGTCTGGTTATTTTGTTTACGAACACCGTAAATCTGGACGGTATTTTCCTGACCGCCAACGATGGCCGTTCCGCTGCAAATTGGTTCCTGTTTCTCAATTACTCCAGCGCAGCCTGAAAGCATGACAGCGCCAGCCATGCAGATAAGTAGCTTAATCATATTGATGGTATCCAGAGGTATTCATGAACTTAGACAATACCAACATGAAAGAAACGGGTATAATTGATTAGATAGATCAATTATTTGTTATTGATCGCTCAAAACGATCAATCAGTCATAGGCCGCTGTATTTATCGCGGTCAATGCTATTCCTGTGGTTGTCCCTCCCGCTGCAGAACCAGTAGCTGTTGTCGAAGGCGCGGCATTTATCCTGGTCGACGAACCGTTAAAGCGGCAGCCTGCATAGGCTGTTATATTCACGATTGTTGGAGGCCTGGTATTGTTATTCTGTACGATTTGTGAGCCCAGAATTGCAGGTGCTACCGCATAACTACCCTGCAACGTAACATCAATATTAATCCCGCCGCTTGCACCTGGCGTGCCCACTGTTTGAAGATCAGAAAGCACCCTTGATTCGTTCGTCAGAACAAGCTTCCCGGAGGCATCCCAGATAGCAAATCCCCACGCGGGAAGTGTTTGCGGAAAAATTGCAAATACATATGCTGTCAGCGTGTGTGACTGACCATAAGCGTTGCTTGAACCAACAAGAATGTTTCCTCCTGACCGGGTTGCCCCGACTGTAGTCGGCTGCGCAGTATTAGTCGTTTTTATGAAGACCATTACCGGATAAGAAGCATCCAGAGCTACCGTCGCAGAAGCACCGTGGTATGCCCCATTTGCCACTGAGTTAACCACTACCTTTCCGTAGAGGCAGAAAGGCGTTGATTGTGGTGTAACAAAGGGATTGCCGTTCTCCATTAATATCATTGCGCCAAAGTCAGACACTATGCTTTCTCCATGAAAACGATCACCTCACACTTAGAGGCCGGGTAATTTCCCAGGCCTACTTCGCTGGCAGTGCTGAGAGTGATGGTGTTCCCGTTAGCGATAATGCGTCGGCCCACCGAGACCGCGCCTTCATCAAGTGTGAGCACAAAGCCGACCTTCATTCCTGCCGGAATGGTAAAGGACCAACTTCCCGAAGTTTGACCTTCGGAAAGCTGTATACGCCCAACAACTGAAACTGGCTTGATACCGTAGTTGTTGGGTTTACCCGACGCATCCCATGTTTGTATACCCCATGACATCAAAACACCCCTGTAAGTTTGCCGATTTGCACGCGGAGCCTGTTAGCATCCCGAATGCTGATGGTGACGTTAGTCTGCTTCATGCCTCCGGAACTGTCGCTCCCGTAGTTCTGCATCGTTCCGTCTTTACCCCAGCGCCAGCCAGCGCTTCCAGCCACATAGTTATTCGACTGCAGAGAATCCGTAATTTTGCCGAACTGGATACTCGCATCACGGAAGAACGCATCATTGATGAACGTCTGACCATTCTGGATCACAAATGGCAACGCCACGCTGTTTCCTGCTGCCGTAGTGACGGCAAAACGGTCGGCCAGGAAGATTACCTGCGACTGCATCCCTGATGGCGTATTCTCCACCCCGATCCCCATGCCTGCGGCGTAATACTGGCCATTACTCGTTACCGCAACTTTGATGTTGTACATCGCGCTGAGTTGGCCGTTTACGTTCGCAATTGCCTGGGCGTTCGTTGTTATCGCCGCCGTATTTCCGTTTATGGTCGCAGTGATGGCGTTTATCTGCGTCGCCGTGGTCTGCTGGTAATTCGAAACCGTCTGGCTCAGACTGTTGATGGATGCCGTATTGCCGTTGACGTTCGTCTGCAGGCTCAGCAATGCGCGTGCCGTTGCCTCCCTGTCAGTGACGATCACCTCATCAATGCGGTCCAGCTGCGCGCTGTTACCGGCTACCGATGCCGACAGCGTTTTACGCGTGGCCACCTGAGCGAGATTGGCCTGGATTATCGCAATTGCCGAGTTCTTCACACCTCCCGTCATGCCGTCCATCGACACAGAGATCTCGTCTATCTTCACTTCGGCCTGAGCCAGCCCGTCAGCGTTCTCCTGGATGTCTTTCGCCTGCTGCTCGAGTTCGTCAGCATGGTTTTTGATTTCGTCAGCCATGCCAGCAATTTTTTCGTTGCTGTCCACCGCGTTCTCGATCAGGTCTTTGAACGTATCGGAGTCCTTAATTTCCTCCAGGATCACGTCTGTGATGTCGGAAACATCGATGCTGGCCTGTCCTCGCACCCATTCGGTATAACCTGATTCGTTGCCGGTTCGGTCCACCAGCTGCGCGCGATACCAGAAAATCTGCCCAGCCTTAAGGCCCATCTGCTGATATTTGCGCTGCGGGTAAGGCACATCGGCCAGCAGCATCGCATCGTCTTCAGAACCGGTCAGGCTGTACTGAATTTCCGTCTTCAGCGTGTCGTCGGTATTCGCCGGGAATCCCCAGTTTAGCTCGATGCCGAAAACCACATTTTCAGAAGCGATGAAGCCAACCGGCTTCGGTGGATTGCCCACTTTACCCGTAAGATTTACTTCTGGTGATGTCGCCCACACTGATGAAACGTCGCTGGCGTTCACCGCCCTGACACGGACCAGGTAGCGACCCGAGTAGATACCCTGCACTTCAAAGCCGAGAGAAGACGTTCGGGGCACACTAATCCAGTTGCCGCTGTCACGCCGCCATTCCGCCTCGTACGCAACTGCACCCTGAACAGCATCCCAGGCAACGCGCATGGTGGTAATCGCAATGTTCTGGTTAACCGTAGAGTAACTGTCTACGACGATATTTCCTGGGGGAGCCTGAACCCCTGGCGGAATGACACTGACTGGCCGCTCGTCCAGTCTTGCGCCGGTATCAACAGCGGAATAGATATCAGGGTTGTAAGTCGTCCCGGTGACCTCGAAAGTACCGTCGTTGTTGTCCCGCGTTCCCGTAACACGGAAAAGCGCTATAAACAGATCGTCAGAGTCCACACCCCAGTTACATTCAGCCTCCGGCGTTTCGCTGTAGGGTGTGGTGACAGTGACTGTGTTTCCGTTAACGGCCTGGACGGTTCTGGCCTGAGCTGTGCCTGACGGAAGATTCAAAAACAGCCTGTTACCGGCTTTCACATCAGCAGCGCGATCGAGGGTTATGTTGCGGCCGTTAACCGCACTCACCCTGCCGCCGATAGTTCTTCCGGCCAGCTCGTTAGCAGCCACGCCGATCACCTCACCAACAGGGGGGACGTCCATGCCTGTGCTGAAGGTCACCACCTCGCCGATACCGTTGGTAAGCAGCGCCCAGCGCCCCCGCCGGTTTGCCTCTGACTGCCTGGTGCAGCCGATCGCAGTCATTTCGAGCTGACGATAATCGAAGCGCATGGCCAGATCGCTATCGTAAACAGGCTCAGGCGTATCTTTGTAGTGGTTGGCAGGGTCTGACCAGTTCACCAGCGCGGCAGTGTTTCGGGTGGTTTCACTCGGGTCCGCAAAGGTAAATTTACCCTCAACTACGCTGGCGTGGTTATAGATATGCCACACATCGCGGGGCATATCAGCCAGGACATACATCTTATTGTCACCCCAGTACGTCATGCCGCGAAATATACCCGCCAGATCACGAAGTACGGTCCAGGCGTCATTACGGTCCTGGATATAAACGTTGCAACGAAAACGCGGCTCCGTCCCGCTGCCGCCCTTGCCGTCTGGTACCAGCTGATCGCAATACTGGGCGATGCGATAAAGTTCCCACTTGTCTATCTGAGTCGCATCGATTCTTTGCCCCAGCCCGAAACGCTCGTTCAGAATGATGTCGTAATAAATCCAGGCGGGGTTATCCGTCCATGCCCATTTAAACACACCTTCCCATGTACCAGAGTAAGTGCGGGTTTCAGGATCGTAGGTATCAGGTACACGGATGATTCTCCCCTTCGGATTGCACACAACCTGAGGAATGCCATTAGGGAACTGCTTTGCGTCAAACTCTACATACAGCAGCGCTGTGTTAACGTAGCGAAGTTTGGCGTCAATAATTTCAGTTACAGCTACAACGCGCATGGTGTCCACGATATTCACGCTCGTGGAATCCGGCGTGATTCTGCGAACCCGTAACTGCCAGCCAGTCGAGGATTTTGGAAGGTTAACGCGGTGACTGCGCTCATAAAGCGACGTGGTTTTGTCATCAACAGCACCGTTAACCACCGTTTCATACGGCCCGCCATCGACCGACAGATCGATAGCATACTCGACGCGGGTGCCGACTTTATCACCGTTGTTTTTCTGGAGTAAAAGAGTTGGCCATCCCAGGCGAATTCGCAGCGCAGAGAGCTGCGTGTTGGATACCGCGCGCACGTACGGCACAGCCTGTTTCAGCTCGTATGAAACCTGAAGTTCGTTTTCAATGCCGGGGAAGCCCTGAATGTAGTCCTGGTCCTGAGTACCGGAACGGAACTCATATTTCACATTATTGAAGTTATAACTTCCGTCGGCGTTCTGAAGAGGCGTGTACGAAGATGAGTCACCAAGAAAAATGTTTTTACCATCAAGCCCGCCAGCGAACTCACCCTCTCCAAGCGCAATCAGCACCTTTGCCCTTGCAATGGACTGAATGCTGTCCGGTGCTTCAACGGGTGTTCGGGTCTGATTGCTGCCACCTTTACCGCGGCCTTTGATGATCGTCGTCGTCATATCGCGTCCATAAAAGAAGCCACCGTCAGGTGGCTTGAAATGGGTAGTTTGGTTTATTGCTGATCTTCTGCATAAATCCCGGCTGAGATAATCGCACCGCCTATTTCCCTCTGTCCGTAAAGCAAAGGAACGGGGTTACCGGATGCCGTAGTATTGACGGGTCCGCCAAACGCATAGGAAGGCTTATTATCTGGGTCCTGTCGCATCCTCAGACCAGCAACCTGAGGGGAAAGCATTTGCACTACACCACCCACAGCCATAGAACCAGCTGCGGCATATAGCGCCATTTGTGTACCTGCTGCCCATCCTATTGGGTTCCACCAGGTAAAAGCCGCAATTGCGGCGGCAGTAACAATTTGAAAGAGGCCAGCCCTTTTACTGCCGCGTATTACAGGGATAATGCGAAGTTCATCGCCAGGTCCAAGAAGATCAAACTCTTCCTTTCCTATGTTTATTTGGTTTCGGAAGATGACAAAGTCCAGCCCCTTCGCTCTGGTCTCACGCAGGTAGGCATCAAATCCATCAATTGTGTTAGATAGCGCCCTGAATACCTCACTGGCAGACGTTAACGCGCGGCGGTGGGTCCTGCCAAATCGCTGAGCCATTGAACCACTGAGTTTAATGACGGTTTTTCTTTCCATTACATCAAATCCTTATAGCGCAGAATTTTGATGGTACGGTCACGATAATAGCCACCGTATGGAATGCGCTGACTTAGCTGGCCATACATGTGGTGAAGGAGCACATTACCCTCAAGCAAAATACCCGCGTGGTTTGGGACTGCGGACTGTACCTGCATGATCACCATGTCACCTGGCTGGGAAGGCCCGTCGAACTCCCTGAATCCACACTCATACCAGTTGTCCATGTAGAGGTTTTCGCCCTGCTCCCACCAGTGGCGATCTACGCTGTAGTTGGGCAGTTCAATGCCGTGCTCGATGCGGAAATAGTCCATGATGAGAGACCAGCAGTCTGCATACCCGAGTACAAACTGGCGCCCTGTGAGGGGACGGTCTCCGCGAGGCATGACGGTGCGAATGTCGCCCTCCGGCCACGATGCAATAATCCACGGCAGTTCCGTGGCATCACACATCAGCATGTCGAGCTCGCTCGGTTGGGTTGTTGCACCGTCGCCGGGGTGACTGTGGACGATCGCCACCACAGTGCCCTGCTCTTCGGCGGCCGCATAATCCTCAGGATTGAGTTCGAATTGCTCAGTCGGCGACTCAGCATTATTTTTGCAGGGGATGTACTTCTCCACCCGCCCCTTCTGGATAACCACGCCACAGCACTCTTCAGGGAAGGATGCGGCGGCATGTGCCAGAATGGCGCTAACTGTTTTGTCGCGCATAATTATCCTCTCAGAAGTGAAGCCCCAGGAAACCCGCCATAATCCAGCTGTTCATTCTCTCCGAAGCGAGGTTTACAGCCTGTTGACAGCAGTCCGGAGCAAACATCCTGTGAAGGATCGTCCACCCGGTTGCCGTCTTTATCGAACCAGCCGTTTTGCCCGGCGTAGGTGCAGCCGTTCCCCGTTTTGTACCAGCCCCGCATGCACCACGTGCACATTGGCTGAATTTGCCGGGTCGGAATGAGTTGCCCGCGCAAATCGGCTGGACTGGAAAGCTCAAACTCTACGGTTTCATCGTCTGATCCTGATTTACGGTCGATGTAATAAACCTGTTTGCGCTCCTCGTTGGGATTCGCAGTTGGGTTCCCGTCAGGAAAATTTCTTGCGTCCAGGTAGTGGGCGAAAGTGTCATGGATGATCACCTTTGCCTTAGCCATCCCCTGAAACCTTCGGCACAGCGCGCCAATCGTGCCACTGATGTTTGCCACGGTGAGAGACGGCCGTGAACTCTGGCCGTCACTGCTTACAGATATGCCGGTCAGTTCATACGGCCACGCGCCATACTCCTGCCCCTGCCACCACACCGACTTCGGCTCAAGTTTTGACTCGTCGCCGCCTGCGGCGATGATTTCCGCCTCGGTATGCGGGATTGTCTCGTTGTGAAAGCGAAGAATACCCGCACCGAACGCTGAGCCGTCCACCTCGATCAGGCGGACGCGCTTACCCGGTTCCAGTTTCTGGACATCAGATGAAATGCTCATGGATGGTATGCCTGTATGAATGTGCTGCTGAGGGTGTATTTCTTGTTGCCGTGGGTAGATATCTGGAAGGATTCCGCGCGCCATAAGCCTGAGGGCTCAAGCGGCGGCTTCCAGATAAATGACTTCCACCCTGCATGTCTGTTGAGAAAGTTTTTAATGGCCTGAATGTAAGCCTCGTCGCCGGTAAAGCTCACGCTCCACTGAGGTGTTACCGGGTTGATGCCGTCCCCGGCCACCTGTGTATAGCCATCACCAAACTGCGCCTTTCGGGTACGAAAACTTGTATCAACCTGAGAGGCAACCTTTGGGCACCAGCTGAAGGTTTCGACTGCCATGGTTAAACTCCCTTGATTAATCGCCACAGAGGCGAGCCCGGCATGCTGGCCTGTTCGTTAATGACACCAGTGATGGCATCCTTAAGCTGCCTGCCTGCTGCTCCGGCAGTACCCTGACTGGACGCCTGTGGAGATCCGCCCTGAATATTGATATCGCCGAAGTTAACTGAAGGCACACCGCCAGAGACCTGCGGCATCCCCACTGCGCGAACGGCAAGATCACCATTAGGTGCCCGCGTGAGGGGCATGATTGCTTCAGGACCTGCCTCGCCGAAAATCCCTGCGCCTTTAGCAAAAGCAAACAGCTGAGGTGTCTGAAAAACGCCATTGCTGTAAGCGCTCAGGGACGGAGAGTCGTAAACATTACCCTTCGCATTAAAGGTAAAGTTCGCGCCGGCATTCTGAATAGCGGTACCGCTGCTGGCGGTTGCGGCTGACGAGGCGCCAAAACTGAACAGTGATCCAATTGAGCTGACGCCATTAGCAACAGCCATGTTGACCAGAACGTTCTGGATAATCTTCAGTACGCTCACGCCCCAGTCCTTCCAGCTGTCAACGTTGCCATTGAGCATGTCGGTGATCGTGGTGACCGCGCCACCCATGGCCTGCTTCATGCCGTCAGCAGCCATGGAAGAATAATCAGTAGCTTCGTCCACCCAGTTCGCATACCCCTCAGACAAGCCCGTCATCCAGTCGTCACGCTGCGCATCAGAAGCGACGTAATATCCCTCCTGGTCGCGCAGGCGCTCTTCGAGGTAGCGCTTATTAAGTGCCAGCCCCTGCTGATAGAACGTCTCGTCGATTTCACCAGCCTGACGCTGGCGGAGAAGATCGGTATTCTTCTGCTCAAACTCCTTACGCAGATTGAACTGCTCCTGAAGTCTTTCACGGAACCTGGAGCCCTGCCCGTAGCCCAGCAGTTGCGCTTCATTGGCTGCGCGGGCGCTGGCGTTACTGTCAGCAAGGTTGGCTTCGTAATTTCGCAGTTGCTCACGTAATTTAACCTGGTCAATCAGCGCAGCATTCTGCAATACCGTCTTTTTCTGGGCTTCCGTCAGAGAAGCAAGTTCGCCCTGGCTGACCTGATATTTAACCTTCGCCAGTTCAGTATTCTGACCTTGCAGGGCAATCTGCTCTTTTTGCTGCTTGATAAGGCGCTTATATACATCCTCGGTTTTCTCGCCTTCGGTTTTACCGCCCTTCGCCTTAGGTTTGTTGGCCTCATTATTCCGCCATTCAGCAAGACCGTTATTAATCAACTCCTGACGGCCTGTCTGGAATTGCGGATCACTGGTTAACCCCAGGTCATCGGCTGCATAACTCAGACGCAGGCGCTCTTTGGCCTCACCCTTCAGGCGTGACAACTTCAGATCCCGGCGGCTCTTTTCGAGGGCATCGGTTTGCTTTTTGTCGAGGTCGGCCTGAGGAAGTCTGAGCGGGACGTTAGCCAGCCCTTGCCGGGCCATTAATAGCTGATTTCCCAGACCCAGCAGACGGTTAAATTCAGTATGCTGACCATTCATCATGATCATCGACTGATATACCGCATTCTGTCGCCAGGCTTGTTCGCGTATTAAATCATTACGACGCCGCTCAATTTCTTCGAGGGCCTGCTGTATGCCGCGAGATTTATCTCGCATGTCATTCAATTTTCCCTCTTCAACAGCAAGTTGATCCGTAACAATAGCTATCGCTCTAAGGATTTCTGCATCGTTCTCGCTGTTAATACCCGGCTTTCCACGCGATGCATTCAAATCGTCGATCTGGTTCTTCAGCTTACCAACCTTTTTGGCTTGCTCATCAACAAGACGATTTTGTTCAACGAGAGCCTCAACAGTTTGTCCACGATTTTCATCCGTCTCGGTCAGAGACATTTTTGAGGTTTTTTGCCTAATTTCATCAATCTGACCAGCGTACTCCTGAGCGGAACGACGTGCCTGCTCCTGATTCTGATACATCGTGTACCAGGCACCAGCGCCAAGCATCAGCAGCCCTGGCAACCCGCCCACCAACCCTAAAAGTCCTGTAGCGCCAGTTTTTACCAGCCCCAATACAGATGTTGCAGAGTTAAGAGCTTGCTGAGATGCTGCCACTGCTCTGTTTGACTGCACCAGAGCAGCGTTCGCTGTAATCATTGCTCGGCGTTTGGCAATAGCATTTTGAGTCGCTGTGGCCTCAGCATTTGTATTTTTAGCTAAGACAAGTTCTGACTGAGCCAGTTGATATGCTCGCTCAGCAGCAAGTGCATCGGCGGCCGCCTTTCGCTGTGACTGTGTGGCAGTATTTGCCCTGGCAGCGGCTAGTGCTATTTCATTTTTCCTTGCCTCAACGAGTTGCGCTGTTTGGCTTCCGAGATCGCCGATCATGCCGCCAATAAATCTCGAACCGCCGATGGCCGCCAGGACACCAGCAGCAGAGGCCACGGTATTTATATTGTCTGAAATGGAATTCAGTGCGCCAGTAAGTGCACTTGTTGCTCCGGTAGCTTCATTTGCACCACCAACCCACGCCATAAAGGCGTTTTCAATTTTTGTCGTTGCTGAAGCAACGGTTTGCGGCATGGCACTATATTCATCCCGCAACGTTCCAAGCTGGCTGGTTAATGCCGGAACAACTTTATCGGCAGTAAGCTGCCCCTGATCTGCCATCGCCTTTAAGTCTTTCCTGGCAACCCCCATACCGGAAGCTAGCGCACGAATAACGCGATCGCCGTTTTCGTTAACGGAGTTGAATTCTTCCCCACGAAGAACGCCCTGTGCTAACGCCTGACTGAACTGTGTGATTACTGAGCTGGCTTCAGACGTGCTTGCGCCTGACAACTTAAGTCCTGTCGATATAGCTTCGGTTACTTTCAGAACCTCTTCTGAACTGTAGCCATACTCACGCATGGAGGCGGCTGAACGGGCAAACAGGCTGGCGTTATCTGAAAATGCGGTCCCGGTTCGCTGGCTAATATCCATCAGTGCGCGCTGTGACTCTTTGAAGTCATCGGAGGATTTTGATGCCTGCTTTAACCGGGCGTTAACTGAACTCCATTCATCAGCCAAAGAAATAAGGTGGCCGGTGGCATATGCTCCTGCAAATGCCCCAGCAAGACCAACAGCTGACGCCTTTGCAGAATTAAGTTGGCCCGTTAAGTCAGCCAAAGCCCTCTGAGTCTCCCTGGACGCGGCCGCCGCCTGTCGGCCACCATTTTGCATGGTGCGGTAATAATCTTGCCCCATTCGTGAGGCGCGGGAAATTTCCGTCTGGAATGACTGCGAGTTAGCGGAAATTTTGATTATTAACTCACGTAAGGTTGCCATCAATTTTCTCCAGGCGAAAAAAAAGCCCATTAACGGGCTTTTTGTTGTGATATAAACTTCATGGCTTATCTAAAAATTCTCTCAGAGCTTCCGATTTATTGCAGGAATCTTTATTAACAGTCATCCCTGCCTCTTTTTGCTTTTGACAGAAATAGTAGTAATCATCGTTTGTTTTTATATAGCCCATGAATTTAATAAAAGCTTTTTTACACAATTCAGGATTTGCATGATCAGAGCAAACCGTAGACGTATAGCTTTGCAACTCATTTGGTTCTAATGGAGCCAGTGTTTGAGTTGCACTTGATAAACAACTGAAACCATAAAATAATACAAATAGAACTAGTTTTTTCATTTTCTTCACCAAATTATAAAAAAATAATCCTATTCTTTTACAGTTCATTTGTCACTGAGTTGCAGCTGTAAGTGCCGCCTCAAGCCCTGCAAACGGGTCCTTCGGTTCTGATTGCTCATCACCACCCCATCGCAGGATCGCATCGTCAAGCGGTACTTTTGCCCCCTGCGAGCCGTAGATGGCAGAGACGAGCTGGGCGGCCTGAATGTCACCACGAATATCGCCAACCGGACTTTGCCTGTCGTACTCAATCCACATCAGAAGCTCGCTTGCCGTCATATTCTGCCGAAGCTCTGAGAGCGTGCGCCCCATCCGGAGCGCAAGCGACATCAGAAACTTTACGCCGGGGGTTGAGACTTTTCCCGCGCTTCGTCCGCGTTGTTGATCAGGTCAAGCGCCTGTTTGAGCAGGCGTGAATGGACGGGGCCGTAGATTTCACGCACCTGCTCTTCTTCGTCTACGCTGAATACCGGCTGCTTATCGGTGTCACACAGAACGTCAATGAAGAGCACCACGTCAGCGCAAAGATTACGGTGTGCCTTTTCCGATACTGACACATTTTCATCATCAGCACCCGCTTTCACCACTTCCTGCCAGCGCAGCCAGGCTTCACCTGACGGCTCACGGAGAACCACTTTGACGCCTTCCCACTCAGGAACGGCGACCGTCTTATGACGAAATCCCGACATCTTAGCCAGGGCGAGATTTTTAATATTCTTCATGAGACCTCTCAGGAGCCAGACTCGATGTTTTCAGGCTTACCTTTCAGGCGCAGGGAGAACGTTGCCGCCACTACGCCGTTGGTACCGGAAGACCAGGTGTGCTGGCGGATTTCAGCCAGGAACTTAAAGCCCTTGCCGGACGGGAAGATAACCTGGAACGCGTAGGTCGTATCGTTGTCATACGCTTCACGCAAGGCGTCCTGCGCCGGATTCTTGTAGAAGTTGCCGGACAGAGAGATTTCTGACGGAGAAGACAGGCCGTTGATGTTCTCCTGCTCGGTAGAGCAAAGTGTTGTTACGTCGATATCCTGCTTCTGACCACCGGTGAACTGAATTTCTTTGATGGTGCAACTCAGATCGAGGAAGGTTGCGGAATCCATCGTTTCTTTGGTGGCTGGCAGGGAGGAAATAAGGATCTTCGTCAGCTGCGATTTTTCATAAAGTGCAGACATAGCTGTCTCCTGGAAAAAGAAAACCCGCCATCAGGCGGGTTCGTTGGGTGAATTAATTGTCAGGGGGTAACTTTAAAATCCAGGGTGGCACGGTAGAGCCGATAATCTGGCTCGTAACCGGGGATTTTTACCACCTCTGTAGGGTTTAAGGGCTTCAGCGAAGCGAGCGCCAAATCTCTCAGGGTGCGTGATTCAGTGATCGTAGTGGAATACACATCTACCTGAATGGAAACCCTGCTCTCTGCCTGGCCGCACAGCACGTCAGCGGAAACATCATCGACGATGGAAAAAATAATCCAGGGCGGAGAGACTGAAGGCTTTCCGTCACTGCCGAGAGGCGCAACGTAGGGATAAACCTGCCCTCCGGCCAGCGGCGCCAGCAGAGGATAGAGATCGTCTTCCGTCATTTGCTTAATGCCTCGTCAATGGCCTGGTTCATGCGCCTGATTGCGACCTCCGTCGCCTGCTCCTGGCGTACATCGAACGCGGGACGAATGAACGGGTGCGGCGGCATGTTAACGGTACCTATTTCGACGAATCGCCAGTAAAAGGCGTTTCTCGGGTTATTCGCCTTCATCGTGTTATCGCTGTTTCCGGTGCGCGGGTTAACACCACGAATGTGGACACCAGAAGAAATTTCCCCGCGGCGTCGGCTTTTTTGGGTCACCACCACCACGTTTTTTTTCAGTTTCCCGGTACGCACCGGCGCGCGGGCGATCACTTCTTCCTTAAGCACTTCGGCGCCAGCGCGCGTGGCGTCACGCAGAACCTTGTTGTTTTCAGCGCGGCTAAGCGCCTCCAGATCCTTTGCGATGTCATTTAACCCGGAAAAATCGAGGCTCGTCTCAATCATTTTTCAGCTCCCGTTTTGCACAGAATTTCCAGGCGAGTGCCAGTCGCATTTGCTACAGGAGGACCGATGATATTTAGCACCTGACCTTTATACGGGCCGCTGAGCACTTCCAGACGCGAAGAGGCATTCAGCTCAGCCCTGAAGCGCATCCAGACGCGAATGGTTGCCTGCGCAGTTTCCGCACCGCCAGACATCTGCTCTCTGCCGCTGATCCCCTTCACCTCAGCCGGGACCGGGTTGCCACCACTCCACGATTCAACCGGCTGACCAGATGGATCGCGCGAAGTCGTGAAGGTGAGAATTTTTACCCGGTGCCTGAATCGTCCAGGTTCCATCAGGAGCCCTCCTCAGGTTCAGATTTACCGCGCCAGTTGCGATGGATGAACATCATGCGTTCTGCTGCAGCGTTCTCATATAGCTGTACTTCGCTTTGCGCGGTGCGGTGTTCAAACATGTCAGCAAAGACAAGGAGAACGGCGCCCTTAACGGCTGCAGGAATATCAGCTGCAACTTTCCATGCCGGTTCATCGCACCAGCGTATGCAGTAGTCAAAAGCCGCCTGCGCGTACAGGGTGATCAACTCGTCCCTGTCGTCTTCCTCAAACTCAATCTGCTGTTTGAACAGGCGGAGGCCAATTACATCGAGAACATCTATCGCCATACGTTAAAAGGGCGGGTTACCCCGCCCCCTCCATCATGAGCCAGAAGAGAAAGTGCCCTTGATGATTGCCGCCGGGCGATAGTGCGCCAGCGCCAGGCGTTCTTCGCACAGAATGGTCAGCATGTTTTTCACGAAGTTGTCGCGGTCGTCACGGCTGACTTCCACGGTGGCATTCATGCGATCCCAGACCTGAGAGGCCATATCGAAACCGCCCACCGTAAAGGTGCCAGCGGCCTGCGCCTTAGTCGGAACCACTGGCAAACCCCACATGATGTTGCTGGTAAATGCCTGAGGACCACCGAAGATATAGCGGCCTTCATTGTCTTTCAGCAGCGCGATGTTGTGCCAGTCCCGCGGGTTCAGGACGATACCGGAAGCGCTAAACTCAGACTCTGTCACCTGATAAATAGCGTGAGCGATAATGTCAGCGCGGGTGTCGCCGGGGGCATTCAGCGAGGTGTCGTAAGCGGTGGCCACTTTGTTCAACCCTTCGATGTTATCCCCGGTACCGTCACCGTTCAGTAGTTGACCTTCCTCCTTCAGCGCTAGGCCGTACATGAGGCGGTTGTTGACGTATGACTGCAGCATTGGCGCATCGTCCATAACCTGACGCGATGCCTGCACCCAGTGGGCGATCGTCTTCACGTTCGCGGTTTGCTTACTGAAGGTAATATCCGATTCGGGCTTCAGCGCTTTCTCAGCCACCACGTCGGCGTTATTGGTAAACACCTCTTCACGGACGTATTCCAGAGCGTTGCTGGAGATGCGGCCCTGCGCCAGCAGGTCACGAATGGTCAGACGGCGCAGTCCTGGCATGATGATGCCGGGGATCTGCATTGGCTGGATCAGCGAGCCTGCTGAGTCTGCATCACTACCGAGAGACTTATTGAACGTCTTCGCATCGAAGGTGCCCTGTTTACCGTCCCATGACTTAATGAGCTCTTCAGCAGCTCGTTCAGAGAAGGATTTCTTCTCACCCGGATTATCAGCGCCGGATGCCAGTTTTTGTTCAAGATCGAAGAGGCGGGTACCGGATTTGGTCAGCTCTTCCTGCACTTTCGCAAGGTCGGACTGCAGCTGCTTGGAAACCTGACCAGTGCTTTCGATTTCTGCTTTCTGCGCATCGAAAAGTTGAGACATTTTCTGCTGGGATTCTTCGATAGCTTTTTGAATGAGAGCGAGTTCAGACATAATTAATTACCTAAATTTGAAGGGAAAGATTTGATGCTCTGAAGCAGAGCGTTGATTTGTGCTTCGTTTCCGCCGCCCTCGGACTCGCTCCGAATCGCTGACTTAAACCGGGCTATTAGCCCTACTGCCTGTGATTTGGTGAGGCCGACTGAATCCCTCAGCCAGTTCTCCACATCACGGATCGTTTCAATGCCATCGACACTTTTCATGGCTGCGATGCCAGCCTGTTCGTTGGCGGGGAAAGTGCAGACGCTGATTTCGCGCAGAGCCTGGATATTCTTAAAAATTCGGCCTGTGGTAGTGATGGTGTAATCGTCTTTCGCAACGGAAAAGCCAACCGACATACCCTCAACCGTACCGTGCTGCATTGCCGCTTTCAGGTCGGCGGCGCCGCTGTGCCCTGGCGTAAGTTGACCGCGCACATACAGGCCTTTTTCGTCTTCAGCCAGGCTGTCCCATTTGCCAACCGGCAGCTCCCACGTCTTGTGGTTGAAAAACATCGCCACTTTGCGGGTCTGGTTCGCCAGGGTGTTTTTAAACGCCCCGGGCAGAATGATGTCGCCATCGGAATCGGTGTTATTAAAAACAGAGGCATAGCCTTCAAAAATCCCCTGCTTACCGTCACCGGTAAATTTGATTTCTGTCTCGTCGAAGGACAGCGTTTTTACGATCTCAGGCATTACGGCCCCCATAAAAATTAAGCCCCGTTATTACGGGGCTCTTTGTCGGTTCCTAAATCGGTGATCGGCACGTATTGCGACTGGCGCATTGCCACATCGCCACCCGGCAATGGCGGGAGGTTGTCCGTTCGTCGCATCTCGTTGATGGTGCGTAGCCCTGCCTCTCCCATTGCCTTCATAAAGGCTGCGCGGGATGCCGAATCGCCCCTCAGCAGGCCGTCGAGGTTGTGCTCAGCATGAATGCGGCCAACATCCTTAGCAGGAATAAGCCACCGCTGAATGCTGTTTTCCCACCGGGAGATATAGGGCTGCAGGGTGTACTGCAGGAAGCCGAGATTCTGCTGCTCGATGCCCGATCCCCAGCTCGTTGATTTCTCGACGTCGCCGACAAGGTGAGGCGGTACGCCAAAGAATCGCGCCAGTTCACTTACTTGAAATTTTCGGGACGCCATCATTTCGGCATCCTGCGGCGTTACGCCAATTGCCGATGTGGAAAAGCCCGCTTCCAGAATCCAGAGGCGTTTTTTTACCGGACCGCCGGCGATCTCTTTGAAGTTCTCTTCGACCTGCGAGCGCTGCTGTTCAGTTAGCACTTTTTCGCCGGTTGAGAGGATCTGCGGAGACTTGGCGCCGTTGGCAAAGAAATCTCGCTGCTGGTCCTCCATCGCAACGGCCACACCTGCCGATTTACAGGCAAAGGCGATGGGCGACAGCCCTACCAACCCGGTGAATCCGAAGCCTTTAAGGTGAAAAATATCTTTCTGCGAAAAGTCGGCGTATTCGCTGTCGCGTTGATAGCGATATACCACTTTTTTTCCGACGAGTTTCACATCCATGTTGGCAGACTGAAGCGGGAGAAGGCTGATCACGTCACCCGCGCTGTTTCGGTCCACCAGTGCATATGCGTTACCATAAAAACAGAGCTGCATCGTCATGGCCTCCCTGAATTCCTGGGCGGTCATGTACTGATTCGGCGAGTAGCGCAGCAGTCGCGCCAGCGGATTGCTCAAATCCACTTTTTTACGGTTGTCGTTCTGGTCAGTTTCAAAAACGTCAAGCGGGAGGCATGCCGTGAGCGTTGAAATCAGGCTCACGCAGCGCCACACCGTCGAAATTTGCAGTATCCGTTCATCGTTAATGGATGAATCGCCCAGGTGTCCGTGGGCCGAAACGGGCCCCGTTTGTGAGCCCTGATTTGGGGTGACTAAACGCCCGCCGACAAACCAGGACTGCAGCCTTGCCCACCAGCCGTTATTGGTGCGCAGGTCAATCGTGTATTTAGGTTCTTCCATCACATGCTCAGCGGTCGGAAAATGAAGTCATCGAAGTCACCACCCTGTTCGGTAACTTCCCCATTTGCAGCACCAACGGACATTGTCATTGCGACCATGCCATCAATACGGCCCGTTGCTTTGGATTTATCCAGCTTTCGGTTGCCGGCAGCATCTTTTACTATCACCGCGTTCCAGGCACACATGGTTAACACCGGGTGCATGCCATGCCTCACCCGCCCGTTAAGCATCAGTGACTCAAGGGTGTCTACAGCTGGGCCCATATCCTTAAAGCCCTGGCCGAACTCGACCAGCGGAAGGCTCAGGCCGATGTCGTCAGCCTCTTTCCTGAACTGGTCAATGCGCCATCGGTCGAAGGCCATCGAAGTGAGGTCGAAATCACCGATGATTTCGGCGATGTCGGCGACCACGAATGAGTAATCGACGGACGCACCTGGCGTGGTACGCAAAAGTCCCTCCCTTGCCCATACGTCATAGGGCGCGCGGTCTGTTTTGGACCGCGCTTCCAATGTCTTTTGTGGGGTCCAGAAGAAGGGAAAGATATCCCAGACACCATCATCAGCCTCACCAGCGATAACCAGCGCCGTTAAGTCGTTCCTGGCTGACAGATCCAGCCCGGCATACCATTTCCTCGGTGTGTTAACCGGCGCTCCGCCGCACAACTCCCACACGCTGCGTGAGATGAACGGCGATACGGTAGACACTCGCTGATTAAGGTTGAGGTTGCGGAAAGTGTTCTCAAAGCTTGGCATTCGGCCTGCCATTTCAGCCTGGCGCGCCATGTCTTTTTCAGATCTGAACGTTCCCAGCGCCGGGTTCGCAGCAAACCAGGATTCTCGCTTACTGATATCAGCGTCTTTTGGCGCTTCGTAAACGTGGCAGACAATGTGCGGATCTTTCGATTTGACCGCATCATCAATCCAGATGCTCAACAGGTCGGCATCGTTCGCCGCCTGGGTGCTGATAACGATAAGAAGCGGATTCTCATGCGCACCCTGGGCTGTAGTAATCGCGTCGATAAAATCATCCTGTGGCCCCCTTACCTGTCCGGTTTCGTCCAGAATCGCCAGAATCGGGGAAAGTCCGTGTGTGGTTTTACCCTCAGCAGATAGCGCCTTGTATTCGACGTTACACGGCAACCCTATTAGCTTCTTGCCGCTGGGAATTATATGCACTAACACCTGCAGGTCCGGGTTCAGGTTCACCATCTTCACCGCGAGGTTGAAAACGATGGATGCCTGCTCGCGGCTAAGCGCACCGCTCACGATCTGGGTGTTCTGTACCGCTTCTGGTCCCACCAGATGCGCCAGCAGGATGCCGGCTATCAGTCCTGTCTTCCCATTTTTGCGCGCGATGCTAAGTATCGCTTTATCGGTACCGACTGGATTGTCGTAAACCGCCAGGATGAATTCTTTCTGGAAGGGGTCAAGCTGCATGGGCTTACCGAGAAGCTTGCCTTCCGGCACGATGCAATAGCGCTCAATGAACGCTATTACACGCTCACCTCGCGTCATAGTCTTTTATCCGTGTTTGGGAAAGGCGATCAGGTTATCTTCCTGGCTCTGATGCTCGTTTTTGGTATTTCGTGCATCACGATCATTCTGATTGCGTTTCTTCTGGTCGCGGCTTTCGCCGTTGGTTGCGTGGGAATGGATCTGGAGGTCGCGGCGCTGAGCCAGGATAGTTCGTTGTAGCTCAACAATTTGCTTGCGGAGGTCTTTAATAAGGCCTTCGTCTCGCTCCTCCCCGCGTATACGCTCTTCTTTGCGTAAATCCTTGCGTAAAACGGTGATATAGAGCTGATTATTAGCCAGTTCTACGGCGGCCAGCAGGTCGGCAGGCGTCCAGCTGTCCAGAGCTTTCGATCTGATATTGTCATGCCAGAATGGTTCGGCTTTTTTCTCCAAACCTGCATGGGACGGCGGATCGATGGTGTCCACAGCTGCATTTTTCATGGCCTGAACCGCTGCCGCCGAACTGTCGGAACGGGTTCGTTTATCTGCCATATGTCAACACCTTAAAACTAAAAAAATCGGGTTAGCGTTAAAATCAAACTTTGGCGGCGGTCATTTGGGGCAAAGGTTTTGAAGATTTGATCCCCCCCCTGCCGTGATGCGATTCGTTCTCATTTGATTTCATTGCATATGAAATGATTTCACTCATTCATTATCCGCTTCACTTCATCATTCCAGGACGTCTGTTTATCAACCTGTTCGAGTTTCTGATCGCCTTTCCCGTACTCGGACCACACATGCCCTGAGACGGTCAGTGTCGGTACGTTCTCGCCTACGGTGTGGGAGAACTGGATAGACGTTACGTGCTTCATCTCCACGCCATCAATCGCCAGCTGAACAAACTTACCGTCGCGGTATTCAATGATGAGGTCTTTCATTACGTGCTCCAGTGAGACGCAGGATCGAGCGGGTAGCCGTTGGCATCACAGCCTATTATCGCGCCGCTCTTCTCCATTCTCTGTTTCGTTGAGTCATGATGCGCTTTGCACAGTGGCTGCCAGTTCTCTTTACTCCAGAACAGGAGCTGTGCTTTCGATATGGCCAGCGGGTTACCTGACTTAAGCGCATCTTTGAGTTTGTGGGGCTCGATATGGTCAACCACCGTTGCTGGGGTTATGCGCCCCTGCTGCTCGCACATCACACATAGTGGGTGCTGCTGCAGGAAACGCAGACGGGCCTTATCCCATCGGCTTCCATATACGCGGGGCTCTTTGTTCATGCCAGTCTCCATGCGCGGCGGCGTTCCGTCCTCGGCTCGTTGTCAGGATGACGCTCAACCGTCGGGAGGTCAGCGTGATCCACCAGCGAGTAACACGGATAAATCACCCGGCCACCGAATGCCTCACCGACGGCGTAATCAGCTGCCAGCGTTTTATTCCATGCGTTAAGCATGCGCGCCAGCCTGCCCTGAGGAGGGCTATAACATACGCCGTGAATCAGTTTGCTTAATACGATGTGGTCACCACAGACGCGATCCACATCCACCAGCATTCCGGCAATCTCTTTCTGATACTGCGGCGGTCGGCCGGTACCGAGATAAAAGCTCAGCATGTCGTCAGGAAAGCGCGCTAGCCAGTCCTGAGCCTTATCACGAAAACCATCAACGGGTAATGCATCCTCTTCGATGATAATCACTCTGTCTGATTGCTCAGCAGCCCAACGAAGAGCGCGAAGGTGGTTTGAATTTGCACCAGCACTATGCTCATCCATGAAGACAATGTCAGCCTCAAGCTTACTCGCTAACTCTTCAGCCATGGTGCAGCGGGAATGGTGAGCCACGATAGCGATCAACATCTGTCAGCCTCATTGTGTGTGAAATGCTCAAGTCTGGCGGCAACAGCTGCGTCCCTGGCTTCTTCAAGTGACATGAATGTTTTCCTTAGAACAAACATACCATTGAGCTTAACTTGCGCGAGCCAGCGCCTGTTTCCGCGATTCAGATAAGTAACCCCAAGTACTCCAGTTTTACTATTTTTCTTTGCGCCGCCGAGGTTCTGATTGTTCTCGCTTCTGCTGGCCAACCTGAGGTGATTGATATTGCAGCAGAGCCTGTTGCGACAAATATGATCGACATCCAGACCATCAGGAACAGGACCGTTCACGGATTCCCAAACAAAGCGATGCACACGCAATGCCTTACCGCCAGTTCGTATGCTGCCGTAACCTGTTTTTAACTTTGCTCCGGTCCATACATGGCATTCGCCTTCAACCTTTGTCCTGGCCATAATTGCTTCCTGTGGCGAGCTATAAACTGTGTTCCGCAAAACCAATGGATCACCGTATTTCCGCCACCTGAAATAGTGCTTTCCGCACATCCCTCTTTTTTCAGAACGATTATCGCAGTCATTCACGTAACATTTTTTAGCCATGTGCATATCTCGCAACCAATAAAAAAGGCCGCCTAAGCGACCTTGATTTATTTTTCAAACTATTTATGGCGCCACCAGGCATTTTCTTTACCGATGCCATCAGTTTTAAAGATGGTGTGAACCTTAGGGCCTGTGACGATTCGATCACCGAATGACTTTGCAGCCATACCGAACGCGCCCATATCCACCAGCGTTGCGGGTGCTGTCTCCATCTTCCAGAAGCGATGGCTCTCTATCCGGTAGTAAAGGCGGATGATCCGGTGTGCAAACTCCATGACGTCCTCACGGCTGCCACCAAGCAGACCAGCATTAAGCAAAGGTTCGTCGCGGTGCTGCTCCAGAAATTGTTGGTATGCACTGCCGTGGTGATTGACCCTCATCCATTCGTCGGCATACGTCTTATGCTCTGAGCCCACGTAAATTTTACCCGGCTCCATTTCTGCCCAGGGCTCTCGCAACATTTCGACGTCAGTACCGTCCGTACACCAGACAAGATGATACTCAGGGTTCGCACGCAGAAACTGATAGATGTGAAGCCAGCGAGCAAAGTAAGGGCTCATGTTCACCAGCGGAACTTCAAACAGGCCGGCACCAGTCGGCGACTCTTTTAATTCGTCAGCCAGGACAATCGGCAGCGCGCCGGATATTGAATCTGCCCAAGCCTGAAGAGCCTGCGGGTAGGGTTTCATCTTCCCGCCGCGCTGTGGGTCTGGATGGTTCGTGAGCAGCGTCGTAATCACCAGGTTCGGATTGGTACCGTATGACGCGAATCCGGTATAACCACTATCGCGTCGGGCGTTGAATATCCCAACGTTGCGTTTCACCAATGCTTCACGGTCAGGCCGGGGAATTGAGCGCGTGCCCTCTTCATGCTCATCCATTGAGTGAATCAGCTTTTCAGAGTCGACCACATCAGCGAACGCCCAAGTCGATAACCCGGCATTGTGAATGCGTAGCGCCAGATCGGGATGCTCGTACATGCCGCGACCGTATACAGGATCGAATCCGCCAACCTTCTCGATGGCGCTGCGGTGGTAGTAAAGCATCACGCCGCGCTGCCCGGTGTAAGCAATATGCTTATCATCACGGTACAGCTCCGCCATGTCGTGCAGCTTATTGCGCCCGGCCAGATCCAGAAACTGGTAAGCCAGGTGCGGTTCGGATGATTCGATGTATGGAAGGTGCCAGTTATCAGCGATGGGCCAGGCGTCATCGTCCCATAAAAACAGATGTTCACACCCGGCATCCATCAATGCGGTTAAGCTGGCGTTCTTCGAAGCAACAATACCGAGGGATGTTTCATGGCGAAGCAGCTGCACGCAGTCAGGCACTACTGCGGCAGGTTTAGAGCCATCGTCGATAACCACCACCAGCGCACCGATGGGAAGATGTTTGGTGTGCTGCTCAATGGCACGCTTTAAAACCTCTGGCCGGTTGTGGGTAGTTATGGCAATGCCAATCCGTGACGCTGAAGCGCAGACAGGCACAAACGGGACACCATCAATAGTGACCTGCAT